GAGAAACTGACAGAATCAGTTCAAGAAAAACAAAGGGATATGAATGCACCGCCTGTTAAGCCAGATGATTATGATATTCTCGATGAAAGCATTGATAACTCTAGCTCCGCAAAATGGAGAGCAGAGCATGACCAATGGCTTATAAGTCAGGGCGCTACTCAAGCCATGCTAGAAGTTGAAAAGTTAAAGTCTGAACTTACTGAGTCTCAGGCATTTGACGCAGAGACTATAGAGTTACAGAAAATGGGGTTAAGCGATACAGATATTGTTGAATATAGACAATTTATGGCTGACCCAAATAATGTATCTCAGGAGAACTTAGTTAATATTTGGAAAACATTGTCTAACAAAGGGAATAATTCCAAACCAGAAGTAGCTCAACAGGCTCCAAAGGTTAAAAACAAGCAGAATAGCGCGGCCTCTGTAAGTGGTAACGCTCCTCAAGCTATTGAACCTGAAGAAAAAGCAGTTGATGATTTTTGGAAAGGAATTATGGAATTTAATAATACAAATACGTAGTGCTATAATCTATATAGGATTGTAGCATTGCTGTAACATAAACGGAGGTAGAAATGTCTACAACTAGTTATGGTGCTGGAACTGCGTTACAATTTTCAGACGGGTCTCAAAGACAGGTCTTGGAATTAGGTGACAAAATCCACTACTACAATCCAAATGTTACTCCCATTTTCTCACTTTTTGGACAACAGTCAGTTTTGACTCCAGTCCCTATATTTGAGTGGATGGAAGACGAGTACATGATTAAAAAAAGCGAGAAGTTTAATGTAACTTCTACAGATGTTGCTGATACGGCATCAGGTGGCATTAATGGTCATCACACAATCTTAATTGCAGAAAGACAAGCTCAAATGGAACTGTTTGAAGTTGGTGGTATTTATTCTGCTAGCATTGCAGGTGGTTCAGCAGCTCTTCAAACTGCTGTTACTCATTTTATTTGCATTGCTGTTGGTAAGGATGTAAATCATGCTAGCGCAACAGATAAAATGGCTCAGTTTGTTGGAGCGCACGTTCATGGTAGTCTTGATGCTTATTTAGTAGAAGCTTGCGCTGATGGCTCAGACCTTATTACGGCAGACGCTTCTGGTGTGCTAACATTAAGTTATGTTGCAAATGCTGGTCTATTTTACGATGCTGGAACTGCAACATCTTATTATGGCTATCAAAATCATAGCGGAAGCAATGGTTTCGGAGAAGCTAATTTTGCTGATGCTGACTATTTCATTAGAGAAAATGGAATAGCTGGAATTGCTGAAGGTTCTGCTGTTGGGGTTGAAACTCGTAAAAAGGTACGTAGGTTGAAAAACTGTACGCAAATTTTTCGCGAGCCATACACAATAACCAACACTGCAAAGGTGTCGCAACAGTATGGTGGCCCTGAGCTTTCAAGGTTGCAAGCTAGAAAGCTAGCTAAGATAAAAGGTGACATTGAGTTTGCTATGCTTACCAATGGAGCTATTTCTCTTGATGCTAGTGCAGAAAATCCAAAAAGAACATTCCAAGGCATAGGCCTAGGTAGTTCTAATGGGTCTATCACTTCTTTAAATGGATATGACAACACAAATCTGCAATTAAACTACTCTAGTGGTGCATTGAATGATATGGATTCAGTTGTTGAATTTATATTCTCAGATATGGTAGCAGGTAGCATGAGAAAAACAGTTTTTGCATCAAATAAGTGGATGGTTAAGTTAGCATCCATGACAAGAGGTGCAGATACTGGATTCTATGATTCTGGTGAAGAAACCAAGGGTGGATTAAGAGTTCGTTCTTATCTCGGCCCTGTTGGTGAGCTTGACTTTGTGTCTCATCCTTATCTAAAAGGCGCATATGAAGATTATGCGATTGCGATTGACCCTGCGAACTTTTCAGTTCGTCCTTTGGCTGGTCGCGATATGCAACTTCGTAAAGACATCGTTCAGGATGGTCGCGATGGTCAAACTGACGAGTGGCTAATGGAAGTTGGTATGGAAGTTCGTAACGAACAAACCCATGCTGTTCTAAAGCTGGTCTAAGCCTAATAATCGTTTGGGGGCGGGCAACCGCCCTCAAATAGGTTGAAATATGAAAGATATAACATACGGAACTGGAGCAACAAAGTTTAGCGATGGTTCATCAAGATTGATGACCACGTTAGGCACTAAAAAATCTCGTATTCGTAAAAAACGTAAAAAGAGAAAGAAAAATGCGATACCAAGAAGCATACGAACTTATTGATGCTGGGGTTATAGCTGGTGGAATAGAACTGCCTGTGTCTCATAATTTAATTGAGATATACTTTGACCAAGCAATAAAAGAAATCGCAATGAGGGCAGTTCGTAAAAAAGACTCACAAACATTTACTGCTAGCGGTAAAGAGTATATTTTTACAAAAGCAAATTACTCTGGGCAAATATACAAGGTAGAACTAGACCAGACAGATGTTCCTTTTGTAGATGAATCAGCAATTATATCTAATGTAGATGATGATGAAGTATCTAAAATTGGTTATTATATCAAAACAGATGTTTCAAATGGGTCTATAACAAACGTGACAGGAGCAAGCCCAACTGTAGTAACGTCTAATTCTCATGGACTGGCAACTGGCGACTTTGTTATATTTAGCGAAATAAAAGGTCACTATGTAACCGCTAGCAAAGTTTCTCACTTAAATAGCAAGCGACTAGCCGTAACAAAAGTTGATGATAATAATTTTTCTGTAGCAGTTGATTCTTCAAGTGTAACAACAGCATATTCAAGTGGTGGCGTATGGCAACAAAACACGCATAAGTTATATTTAACTAAAAATCCTAGCTCAGATAATGGCCTTAGAGTTTATTACTATGCTAGCCCAGAAGAAAAAACTAGCTTATCAAGTAGGGTTGACCTTCCTCAACAACTAATTCCAGCGGCAATACATTGCACTTTGGGTCATTTTTTAAATCTTGGAGGAAATCTTCAAGTTGGTAGCGGGCATATGGGATTGGCAAGAAAGATAGAGCAAGACTACATGGAAACATCACGCGCAAAAGAACCTATGCCTCATTTGATTCCAAATCCAATGCAGGTATTTGTAACTACAAGAAATGGTTCTATTGAAAATACTACAGGAGCAGATGACTAATGGCTACTTTTCAAGTAAGAATAGAAGATATAATAGGAGCTACTGCAAGTGTTGGAAGCGATAATGCCTCAGCAAATGAACAAGCAATTCAAGATGCTTTGCAAGATACTGCTAGCGATATAATAAATAAAGTAAATCCTGATATTTTAGTGCAATTTGCAACTAAATCTTCTAATGTTACTTCAAATCCAATTGCTAGCAACATCGAAAACAGTAGAATAGTATTGGTTGAAAGAAGAGAGTCTGATGATACCACTGATTTATATGTTTCCTGTGTTTATTTAGATGCATCATTACAAGGAAAAATTCAAAATCCTCACAGTATATTTTTTGCAACAGACGAATCTCCAAGGTGGACTTTTAATGATAATGATGTTTATGTATATCCTGAGCCGGCAAGCGCAAATCCAAGTAGATATTATTCTATGGAAAATCCTACAATATTACATAGTGCTGATACTGTTGCTAAGTTTCCAAACGAGCTAGAACACGCATTGGTTTTAGGTGCTAGCGCAAGACTTAAACAAAGGCAAATAACTTTTTTTAATGAAGATGAAGATAGTGAAGTAGTAGCTATGCATAGAGCGCAATATCAAGAATTGTTATCTGAATATGCAAATGCACTTGCTCCTTTTATGGTTTCAAGTAGATAATGCCAAAGAATGTATACAAAATCGAAGGATTTCATGGAGGAATAAACGATAATTCCGACCCAAGAGACATACAGCAAGATGAGTTTGTTGAAGTTACAAACTTAATGGTTGACAAAGTTGGATTAATTAGAACTATGGGTTCTGTTGTTAATCATTCTGATGCTCCAGCAATTGATGGGAATGCATATGGTTCTGCGTTTACACAAGTTAGTGGAAGTGGTTTTTTCTTTTTTAGTCACGATAGGCGAGGCGCACAAGCTAGATATGCAAATTCAGACGGAGCTTCTTTTGTGGCTGAATCAGGAGACAGCTATCTTTGTTTGTATGACGATTCAGCAGGTACTTCATCTGTTGGCCCAAGTGTTTTTATATACACTCTTAATGGTGATGTTTGGTCTGATGTTTGGGAAGATACAGACCAAGGCCCAATTCAATTTTTAGGAAAATCAACAGGTGCTGTTGCAAGGCCATGTTTTTATTCTGTTGATGGAGTTCTTAGGGTTTCAACTGGAGAATTTAAAACATATGATTCAGGTTCAGATATTAATGACGCAAGTCACTTTCTATCTACAGATACTACTTTAACAGTTGATAATGGCGCTCATTTTTTAGTTGGAAATTATTTAAAAATAGAAGATGAAATAATTTATGTAAAATCTAAAGCTACACATGATTTAACAGTTATTAGGGGTTTATTTGGCACTAAAATAGTTCAACACGATAATAATAAAGATATTTTTATAATAAATATGAATCAATGGTATGGATATATAAATGAAAACTTTTTTCAAACCAACGCTGGAGATTCTGCATATAAAACTCATAAATGGTATAACAACATACAACATCTAAGGTCGCTTGACAATCTTGGAGTCACAATGGAACTTTATGATGCTAATAGCAGTTCTCCTACTTCAAGCCAAATTAATGTTGTAAATAAAATAATAGTTGCTTACTGGTTTACCGCAACAGAAAGCGATTCTGGCTTTTGGAATGGTTCTTACTGGATAGGATTAACACCTGTTTATGAAGGCAATCAAGAAGGGCCAATATCAACTGTAGGTTCTTCTCCATTACAAATACATGAAGAAATATTAAATGTTCAACTATATATAACTCACCCAGATTTAGACGACTCAAGTATTACTGAATCTGATGGTCATCCCTTGATTGATGAAAGAATAATTGGAGTTAGGCTTTATACAAAAGCATATACTTCAGATGAGTGGTTTTTATTGAAAGAATTCGATTTACTTGAAGGCGGAGAACATGGTTGGGAAACATACAATTCTGATGCAGGGGCAAACATTACATCTGCTGGTGGCAATACATTAGCGGGTTATTGGAAAACTACAAGCACAGCAGACTCTTTGTCTTTAGCTACTCAATCAGATACTGAATCTTATGATGGTCAAGCTGAAGACAATACTTGTGTTGCTACCTTAAATTTAGAACAATCTAAGGGTGTAAATAGAGTTGGAACTTTAAGGTTATTAGGCTTTCAAAATAGTCCACTTTATCAAGAGGTTGACTTAAGCAGTACATCTGCACAAGCAAAAACATTTAATGTTATAAATCCTTCTCCGGGTTTACACAAATTTTCTGTTGAATTATTAGATGAAAACTTTAATATTATGAGAAGAGCAGAAAATGAAGTTACAATAACAGATTCTGGTGTTATCTTGTTTACAGACTTAAATAAATCGGATGGTTATGGTGGAAGTAGTTAATTCTATAGTTAGTAATTTAAAAATAAAACATGGTAATAGATTTATTTTTTATTTAACAGGTAGTTTTGCAAGAAATGAAAAAGATTTTAAAGATTATGATATTGCAGTATACGACAATTATAATAACAAAAAAGACTGGGAGCCTCTTTTAAAAAGTTTTTACAATAAAAAAGAAAAAGATGGCAAACCAATTGACACGCAAATATCTCAATATATTCCAGAAGTAATAAAAATGAGTGGAAATGACTTATATAAAAATAGAGATAAAATTGTAAAGCGATATGTCTACAGCAATAAAAAACTTGAAAATTGGGATTTTATAAAATACACTAATATATATGGCAATCTTTGGGAAAAACAAATTATGCTTGTCAAACCAAAGCATAGAGATATGGGTCTTGATAAAATAAAAAGAATATATGTGGAGTTGTAATGGCTAATTATGCACAAATGAATCCGGGTAAATATCATTTAGGATACAGGTTTCCAACCCCTGTTTTAATAGAAAGACTGCCAATGCACGTTGAAGATGAATTTAAAGTAGATTTAAAATACAAACACGTTGTTGTCGTAAACAGAACTGCATATGTGGCTAATGTTCAAGCTTTTTCTAGAAGAAGGGGTTCTATAAAAGTAGAAAGCGATGCTATGTATAAGTCTGTTGTTAATCAATTTGACTCTTTTGCAACATTTAATAAAATAGAAGCGGCAGTTAATGATGGTGAAGAAATAACTGCGCTAGCGGAGTATGGTGATAAAATATTTCAATATAAAAAAAATACTTTATATTGTATAAATGTAGGTGGTCAGGTTGAGTTTTTAGAGTCTAAGCACGTTCATAAAGGCGTAAATAATCCTGCTGCTGTATGCAGAACAGATTTTGGTATAGCTTGGGTAAATAAACATGGTTGTTATTTGTACGATGGTCAAAATATAAGAAACTTACTTGAAAAACAAGGAATACAGAGAGTATCTCAAGATACTTGGAGTTCTTTTATAGGCACACATTCTCCAATGATTGGTTATTTGCCAAAAAAACGTCAATTAATAATTGTTGATTCTAGTAGTGATTCGGGAGTAGGTGCTTGTTATATATATGATATGATAACATCTAGTTGGGTAAAAGGCCATAATACAACATTTGCAGATGCTGTAAAATCAAACTTTATTAATGACTACAATGAAGACTTAGTTCATGTTACATCATTAACTCCTAAAACCTTTTCTGATGCATCTTCTACAAAATCCAATATTAGTTTAAAAAGTATGGACATCGACTTCGGAAATCCTTCTGTAAGAAAAAAAATATACAAAGTTTATGTATCTTACAAGGGTGATGGTAGCGGAATTACTATTGGATACAGAGTGAATGGAGAAAATGCAGGAACTCTTGGAAATTTTTACAAAATTAATTCTGATGGTTCTTCTTCAAATGCAACAGATTCTACTACTCCATTGCATGGCTCCTCTGTAGGAACATCTGACTGGCTAAAAGCAGAGTTAAAACCTGTTAGCTCTATTAATAATGTTAATAGCTTTCAATTAGTTGTTGGCGGTACGTCTACAGATGCTAATTTTGCTATTAATGATATTTCTATTATTTATAGAATAAAAAGCACAAAGTAATGGCAAGAATTAAGAATGGCATACCAACTGTTAAAGAGGTTAAAGAAGGTGAATCTATATACAGATATATTCAAGGAGTGGGCCTTGTGTTGTATGTAAGATACAATAATCAATTGCATTCAACTAAAATGCAACCTTTGTCTACGCCTGCAATAGCAGATAAAAAACTTAATCAATTAATTAAGGATGAAATTTCTACATCAATACCAACAGATGATTTTATAAAATCCGATGGAAGTGTTACATATAGAGGAAGTCAATCTTTTGGTGGAAATAATATAACTGGAGTTAATGATTTAACAGTTGGAGATGATGTATCAATAGGTGACGATTTAGATGTTGATGGTCATACTACATTAGACCAAGTAACAGTAAATACTACAGATGGAGCATTTGCTGTAAGTGGAGCAAACCCTATTACTTTGACTACGACTGGTTCAAATGATATAGATATAGTAAGCAATCAAAAACTAGATGTAGACATAACATCAGATTACGAATTAAATGTTGGAGGAGATTGTAATTGGGGCATAACTGGAAACACAGACTATCGAAGTACAGGAACATGGACTTTAACATCTGTTGATAATTTAACTATTGAAACAAATGGAGCTAGCACAGCTAAAACAATACTGCTTTTTAATGACAACGACCATGCATCTTCATTTAGAGGAATACATTTAAAAACAGATTCTGGAGGAACTGCCTCTGTTGAAAATAGTATATTTATTGAATGTGATGGAAGAGCTGCTAAAGGAGGTGGAGATGGTGTTGATATTAGAAGTGAAGATGGTATTTTAATAAGAGCAGAAAACCCAAATAGTGGATTAGCAAATAATATTCAAATAAGAGCTACAGAACATATTGATTTAGCAGGTAATAGTTCTAGTATTACTCCAACAGGAGACACTATTAAAAGAACAAAAATACATGGAATATCAGAAATAGTGCAATTGTACAGACCAACGGGTTCTCAAATTACAACAAATTTAGATACAATAACTTCTCCTTTTGGTGGCACTCCTGAAAGTGGGCATACTGAATTTGAAGCAATAAATACAAATCATTTAGTGAGGGCGCAAACATATAAAGCATCGTTTTCAAATATTGGCGTTGGTAGCTCAGAAACAATTGTTTCTGCTTCAAACGATGATAACGGATTAGGAACAGTATGGTTAGTTACAATTGTATGGCATCATGGAGCAGCTAATGATTGTATGCAATCTTATATATGTTTTGGGGTATCAAGTACAGCTCTTACCACTCAATTAGTTACAGAAGAATTAGCAACAAGCGCCGGTGGTTCTTTAGCATGGACAAGCGGTGCTGGAATTGTATTTACAAATAATCATTCTGGTGGAGCATCTAATTTAATAACAACATTAAAAGCTTCTGCATTAAGATTGCAAAGTAAAGATGACTTTTAAAGAGGTATAATATGGCAACAATACAAGATTTAATTAAAGAAAGAACTGTTAGTCAAGATGTTTCTGATGCTAACTTTTTATTAAAAAAGCTTAGAAGAGATATGATGCTAGCACAGCAAGAAGATAAGCAAAGAGCAGAAAATATTAAAAAAGGCGGAAAAACAGGTTTAAATACTATTAAAACAAGACGTGAATTTCTTTTAGCTAAAAGATTTAAACCAGATTTAACATTTGGAGAGTTTTTACTAGACCCTAGAACTGCCGGTCAGTATATGTTAGAAGGTTCTAAAAAAATAGCAAGCGGAGAATCTGCTCCACTAACATTGAGAGAAACATTTGGAATACCCCGAAGAATTGACGATTCTGGTATGGTTAATGTAAGAGAAGGATTCGGAAAAACAACTCCATCGTTCGGAACTAGAAATGCTTATGATTCTTTTGCTTTAGGCGCACCAAATCCAGAAAGAATGCAAAGCGATGCTATGTTAGAAGGATTAAGGTCAGGCGCAAGGCGTTCAGTACCATCAGCCCAACAGGATATACTACCAGATGTCGAGGTTGAATCAATTATTCCTCCACCTATGGGAGACGTTTCTAATCAAGGCTTGCAAAATATGTTGAATAGAGGCAGGGTTCCAATAGTACCGCAAGTTGAATATGCAAGTCCATCTATGGCTAGGGAAATAACAAGACAACAACCTATTCAAATGGCTCAAGTAGATGTTATGTCAAGACCTAAGCCAAATATTGATGCTTTAAGAAGAGTTCAAGAATCTGGTGTAGAAAACTTAGGAATAGAACAAGTAGGAGTAACCGACCCATTACAAGATGCGGCTCAAAAATCTTCTGCTCTAGGAACAGCAGGAAATGTTCTTGGGACTGTGGGTAGCGTAGCTAGCTTAGGTTCAGGGCTTTCTGATATTGCTAGAGGCAGAGGAGATTTGTCTGCGGTTAGTAGGGCGGGAGCTGGAGCTGCTGGGCTTGCTAGCGCAGCAGGTCTTGTAAATCCTCTTTTAGGTGCGGGTCTAGGTTTGTTAAGTTTAATATCAAAAAGGAGAAGATAAATATGGCTACTAAATGGCATCCAAAATCAGGAAAATGGGGAATATTTGGAGAAACATCTGGTTCTAAACAAGCTAGAAAGGCTTCTGCTTCAATAGGTGGGTTTTTAGGGGATTTAGAAAATAGAAGAGAAGACATAACAAGTTTTTATTCAGATTTAAGAGCGTTAGAAGATGATAGAGCTGAAGGTGAAATGTTAAGTTCTTTAGAAGATTTTTTAGATAAGTCTTATAATATAAAAAGCGAATCAGAAGAAGTAGCTGCAAAAACAAATCTTCCAACTGTTATTAATAGAAATGCTATTATGGCTGAAAGAAAAATTGAAAAAGATAGAAATAAATTTTTAACAGACTATCAATATCAAACTGAGTTAAGAAATTTAAATCTAGGAGAACAAGAACAAAAAGAACTCTTTCAATTAGATGATATAATTAGGAATTTACAATTACAAAGACAGGATTACAGCTAGGAGAATATAATGGCATATAGAGACCCAACATTTAATGCAAATATGCTTACTGATTTACTTGATACATATTTAACAAATCAGTCAAAAGAACGAGAACGATACTTTGAAGTTGCCCAAAAACAAGACAAGCCAATGATTCGTCAGGGGGCAGATGGTTATTTATATTATGCCGATAAAAGAAAAGATGATTTTGGTCAAAGAGTTTTTCCAGATGTTGAAAAACCACCAAAAACAGGTAGCCAAGGATTTACTACTGAAGAGTTTTTTTATAAAACTGGAAATACTGAAAATCCAAATGTAAAATATATGTTAATGAGTACCGAAAATAATCCTAATGAAGTGTATGACCCAAATACTGGCACAATGGTAGACTTTGATGGAGGAGTGAGACCTAAATATCCAACTGGTGAATTTAAAGCTAGGTTAGAAAGAAGAACATTAGACCCAAAAACTGGACAAACAATTGACAGCACTTTTAAATACTTTGATACTTTTGAAGAGGAAAAAGAACATAAAAGAAAATTTGGTGATATGTACAATGAACAAATTCCGGGTGGAAAAGTAGGCGAATCTATTTTATTGCAAAAAAGAGGTGGTCAATATTTTACGGCAGATACACAACAGCCAGTAGACCCTGCTATATTTGCAAACTTGACTAAACAAAGACCACGTTCACAGACTGCAAAAGGCCCTAAAAACTTAACAACAGCGTATTATCCTGATGGTGAAACTAGAGAATTTGATGTAAGAACCTTTATAGATAAAGATGGTAATCAAAAAGAAGATTATTTTTGGCTTGATACAGGAAATCCTATTTTAAATACTGAATGGTCTAATTTTGCTTTGCAACGAGATGATAGAAATGAAAAAACAGAGAAAAAAACAAGAAATGCTTTTAAAAATTTAATAAATAAAACTTTAAAACCTGTTTATGCTAAATATGCAGATGATACAAACTTTAAAATGGGTAAAAAATGGCCCGGCTATCAAGATATGCTAGAAAAAGAAAAAACATTAATAGACAATATGTTTCAAGGAAATGTTCCAATATTTACTAGCATAGAAGATTTTAAAATGCAATTTGGAGAAGCATTGCAAGGAAAAACAAATGAACAAATTATTGACGCAGCAGAACAAGCTTTTGCTAGAAGCGTATCATCAGGGACTCTTCCTAAGTTTTATTTACATACAACTGCATTTGGCAGTGAATCTGAGTTTTCAAAAATGATGTCTAACTTTAGAAATGTAAACTTAGGTGAATAAAATTGGCTAGCCCAAATCAATTTTCTATTTCTGATTTATTCCCTGAAGAAAAAGATTCTATTTCTCCAGAAATAGTAGATACAAACACAAGTTTGTCAAATCAATTTTCTATTTCTGATTTATTTCCTGAAGAAGAAAAGGTAGAAGAAATAAAGATTGATGATTTACCTTCTGACGCACCTGCCGATATTCCTCCAGCGTGGATGCAACCAGCTACAACAGACACTCTTGACAATCCTGTTCACCCAACATCTGATGATATAACAGATTCTAATCAGTCATTAGGTGATTCTGATGCAGAGTCCTTGCTTTCTTCAGAAATTGCAAAAAATGTTCAAGATAGAATGAGTTTACCAAAGCAAAGCATGGAACCTATCCCGTATCAAGACGCTGTGACCAATGTTGAAAGACAAGTAAATACTTTGATGGAAACAAATCCTGAAATAGTTATGAATAATCCAATGCTTTCTATGTTTCAAAATTCAAGAGAAATGGCAGAAGCATTAACTTTTGGAAGTCCTGTTTTTACAGCTCCAGCAGTACGAAGAGAATTAGGCATTCAAGTTCCAGAATTTTTTACAGAACCTGTTGCTCCTGAAGATAAGTTTTTAGGAAGAATGTATAATGCTTTGGAGCAATCAGCAACTATGGGATACACTCCAACAAGAGTTTCTGATGCGCCAATAGGGAAAAAAGAGGCTGTTGCTGATGTTGTTGGGAATTTTGTTGGTATGTTAATTCCTTTTAGCCAAGCAATGAAAGTTGGACAAGTAGGAGTTATAGGAACATCTACGCTAGCAAAAAAAATAAAACCTTTATCTAAGTTAATAGAGAATGTTGCAACAAAGTCTCCTAAAGCTCAAAAAATTGCAAAAGGAACATTGGCTAATTTGTATGGTTTTAACATACATACCCAGTTAGGCTCTGATTTAGTTGAATCAAGCATTCTTGAAAGAATAGAAAGAATACCAGAATCTTCGTGGCACGCTGCAATGTTTAGTGGTGCAGGAGCAATGAAAGAATTTGGCAAGCTAGCTAGGATTGCTTCATATCCTACTGTTGGCGCAATAGGATATGGCCTTACTCCAAATCCAGAAGACGACCCTAATTTTGACTCTTTAACTGATGATGAAAAAAATAAAGCTAGAGAAATAGCTCAGGTTCAATCTATTGCAAGTGGCTTAATGCTTATGTCTTTTCATAGAACATCAGCAGGGACAAGGGTTGAAGGCATGAGAGAGTATTTAGATTCTTTTATGCCTAATATATCTAAGTCTTCTAAAAACAAAATGATTTTAAAAAGCCTTGAAACAGCACAAGCAAATCCAGAATTTTTAAAATTATCTTTAAATATGTATGAGGGTTTTAAAGATTTTAAACCAGAACCACTTACAAAAACTGATGCTCCCCCAACTAAGCCAAAGGTCGGCAAGTCTCATCAAATGGAATTGTTTGAAAATATAAAAGAATTAAAAGAAGAAATGGCTTTAGACAAAGTTGAGTCAAGTAAAAAAGAACCTACTCCAGAAATAGAACCTATAGAACAGCCGAAACAAACAGAACAAAAAACTCAATCTACAGAACTAAATCTTGAAAGAGATGTTCCTTCCACAGAGCCTGTTAAAATAGAAAAACTTCCTAAACAAAAAACAAAAAAAGAAACTCAAAAATTTAACAGAAAACAATCAAAAAGAAAAATTCAAGCTCTTTTAGAAGGGGTTAACGAACCTTCTGCTAGTTATAGATATGACAAATCAATTGAAAACTTAAAATCAGACAAGACTTCTTATAGGTACGATGCTCTTGTTGAGCTAGCAAAAGAAAGAGGAGTTTATGATTCTAAAAATAACAACAGAAATGATATTGTTAATTCTTTGCTTGACTCTTTTAAAAATCCAGATATTCAATCTCAAAAACCACCAAAGGTTGTTGATGGCTTAAAAATAGCTTACGACAATCAGGGCAAGATGAAAATGGATATATATAATTATGAAGAAGTATCTAGAGTTGCAAAAAAAGTTGGAGTATATGATAAAAAATTAAGTAGGCTAAAATTAATTGATGCAATAATAAGGGCAGATGCTGAAGGTAAAGTAACAAAAGACCCTCTGCCTGCTAAAAAAGAAGCTGAATACACTCTACTAAAAGAAAATGTTGAAAGCTTAAGGGGTCAAATAAAAAATGACTTGTCAGAAGGTAAGACATCAAAAGACCTTGACGTACAAAGAAAAAGAGCTTCTATAAGACAAGCTAAAGAATTAATTGATGCTTTAGAAAATAAATATGATTTATCTGGGCTAGAAAAAGCAAAATCTGATATTTTTCCGGGTATAAGCTTAGTAGTTGACTACTTACGTGCTAGAAAAAAGTTTAAAGAAGCAAGGGAACCTCTAACAAATGAAGAAATAGAAGCTTTATATGGTTTTTATACTGGTAAAAATATAACAGACGAACAACTTGCGCTAGCATACTCTGCTATGCGACAAAAACCAATGACAAAATCTTTGGGCGCAGATGGATTAACTAATGTTATTAGAGAAGTAAGAAAAGTATTTAACCCTTTAGCTGATATTCCAAAAGAGCAAAGAGACGCATATCTTGGATTTAGATACAAGTTTTTAGGACAACAGTATAATCTTACAAAAAGATTAGAGGAGTTGGTTTCTGGTTATAAAAACTATACAGAAAGAGACAGAATATTAAGCTATTTAGTTCTTACTGGAGAAGCAGATATTGCATCAATTAAAGACCCTAAGTTGAAAAAAATTACCAAAAAAACAAGAAGATTGTTTGATACTGCTGGAAAAGGCTTAGTTAAAAGAGGTTTATTGTCTGAAGAGGCATATAATGATTTAAAAGGTCAGTATATAACTAGAATATATTTAAGGTATATGCTTGACAAAGGGCCACAGTTAGGTGGTAGAAGTAAAATGTCTGGAGTTTATAATAATGTAAGAAAAGAAATGACTCCTGAAATGAGAGCTAAGCTAGGCGAAATAAGAACTCCAGAGCTACCAATTACAGTTGGGTTAACTAGGGAGTTTGGAGATATAGCAAAATATGATTTTTTTAAATTATTAGCAGAAGATGGTAGATTTACATTTCAGCCATCAAGAGCTGAAGTAGATGGAAAGATGCTTAGTATTGGTCAAATGCAACACGAACTTACTGTTTATAGACAAATGTTGCCAAAAGCAGAAGAATCTCAAAAAGCTTTTATTTCAGAATATATAAATAAACTTGAAATGAAATTACAAGAAGTCTCTGAAACAATGGGTCAAACTCCAGAAAACTTTAAACAAATGCCAATACATGAAGGATATGGGCCTTTATCTGGAACTTTTGTAAACAAAGCAATACACGATGATATTGTGTCTATGTTTCAAATTACAGAAGGTTCTGAGTATAGAACCTTAGGAGAAAAACTTATTTCTGCGGAAAAAAAAGTAACTGCATTGTGGAAAACTGGTAAAGTTGCATTTAATCCTCCAACTGTAATGAGGAACATACTATCTAATCCTTGGCAACTGTCAATTTCTGGTATGGGATATGGAGAAATAATTACAACAATGGGTAGCGCCGCAAAAAAAATGGCAACAAATCATCCAGATTTTATTAATGCTGGTAAAAATGGTGTTTTTGGAGGAACTTGGTCTCAAGCAGAAATACAATCAATATTAAAAACAATGCGTCAAGTTGAAAAAGAATTTCAAACAACTAATAATATTAATTTATCAATACAAAAAATATTTAGTGAAACTGCTGGATTTTATTCAAGGATAGATGAGTTTTATAAATTTGTAAAATATCTAGACGGAAAAAACAAAGGTTTGTCAGACTCTGAAGCAGCAATACAATCTCAAAAATGGGTAATGGATTATTCATTGGTTAGTCCGGTTGTAAGAAGTTTAAGAGAACATTTTTTTGGTGTTCCATTTATAACTTATCAAGCAAAAATATTACCACTTGTTACAGAGGCGGCTTATAAAAGACCTTGGACTTTATTAATGCCATACCTACTGACAGAGCTAGGTACAAATTATTCTTTAAATAAATTAGACATAGACGAAGAAGGTTTCGGAGAGCTACAAGTTGCAATGGGCAATAAAATGGCTAGCTCAAAAGCCTTACTTGTTTTACCTTTTAAAGACTCAAAAGGAAGAGTTCAAGTTACTAACCTAGAATATGGATTGCCTTGGGAATTTTGGATTGAGTTTGGAGAAAATGCAATTAATGGAGACATAGCTCAATTAAGAAATAATATGGGTGTAACACCTATATTTACAGCTTTATCAGCAGTACACACAGGTACTATACCTACTCAAGATGGTGGCTATATTGAATTGTATAACTCTCAATCAACTAGCGGAGAAAAAGCAAAAGCATTATTTACCTTTTTATGGGATATGTCATTACCTAGCACATTTGGCCCAAGAGGTGCAATTGCAAATATACTATCAGACGAAACTGAACTGGGCAAGCCAGAAACTACTATAGGTCAAGATATATCAAGATTTCTTCCATATACATTTAAACCGATTACTGATGAGGGTTATGAACGAGCTGTAAAAATTTCTAATGCTAAGCTGTCTGCCTTGGGAAAAGAGTATGCAATTAAAGAAAATAGATTAAGAAAAAAGTCAAAAGTAACAGGTGAAATCTTTATAGAAACAGAAGAATATAAAGATTTAATGTTAGAAAAACAGATTAAGATTATGGATATTCGTAAAAAACATATGGGGCCATTAGTAATTGGAAGACATAAAGATGGTAGTATTAAAACTGTTGAATCTGTTATGGACTCAACTCAAGAAGCACTTATTGAAATGTTTAAAGAAATTAATATAGAAGAATAATGTACTTTATTATTATATTCTAGCACAATTTATTATTGATGCGCCCATGTCAACTATTCTTGGGCGGTAAGGCGCACAAAACTACAAGGAGAATATTATGGGTAATTATTTACCATCAAAATCACACAAGAAAAGTGTGGTTGAATCCCTAAATGCCGATGTATCAGCTAGTTGGAGCGTTTCTAGCGCACTTGACATATCAAGCGCAGCTCATGCATCTAAAACGCTAGATGCTAGCACAAACTCAATCCTGATTTATTCTGATTCAGATGTTTATATAAGATTTGACCAGCTAACAAGCGATACAGTATCTACTGCTAACGATGTAATTATACCAGCTCAGACACTTATGAGCATTCGTGTCCCGAATGGTTTAAAAGCTAGCGCAGATACAGCAATTACAGTTCACTTTAAACAAGTAACTTCAGTTGGAACTAAATCCCTAAGATTAGTAGAGGTGTAAAATGTTTCGTTCGATAACTAATAATACAGCAAAAAATTTAAGCGCTGGAGGTACGATTTCTGGTGATGTAACTATATCTGGAGACTTAACTGTTCAAGGTGGCGGTTCTCTTGCATACGATGAAGTATTAACTGGTAGTATGTCAATTACTAGAGCAGATGCTGTTACAAACCCAGCGACAGATACTAATGCTGGTTTATTAATTGAGAATACAAACGCATCTGGAAGTGCCATATTGAGAATGAGAGGTGGAGATGGTGCGGCAAGGATTATGTATGGAGAAAACAACTCCACAGATAAACTTTATATTTCTGCAAGAAATCAAGCGGATGCTTATGTTGTTGTTGACCAGATAGGTCGGTTGGGAATAGGTGCTGAAAGTCCAACACAAATGCTACACATTGCAAGTTCAACAGATGCTTTTATACAATTAGAAAGAGTTGATACAACTGTAGCTGATAATGATGCAATAGGTGCTATACTATTTAGAGGTGGTGAATCTTCTATAGCCGACATAGGAAGAATAAGATTACACGCTGATGCAGACTTTACAAGTTCATCTTCGCCTACTAAAATGGTTTTTGAAACTACTCCAAGTGGTGCTACTGCTGATGCTGTTGCACTTACATTAGACTCAAGCCAAAACGCTACTTTTGCTGGTGAATTAGATGTAAACCCAGCTACGAATAAAAGAATTAAGTTTACTTTTCCAACTGATGAATACGCTAATGAGAGTAGAATTGGATTTTCAGATTTAAATGCACACATAACTTACAAAGCACAAAATAATTTTATGGAAATATGGTCTTATAGTAGCCTATTTCTACAAACTGGTAGTTCTGCAACTACTGCACTCACCATAGACTCCAGTCAAAATGCTACGTTTGCTGGTGATGTAAATATAAGTAGTGGGAAAAATATAAACTTTTCACCTTCTGCTTATACGAGTGCAGTACAAGGTATAAAATTTGACCAAGATGGTGGTACTGCGGATGCAATTATACAGCCTGTAAGAGTAGGTGATGTAGGTGTACTAATATATCTTGGTTCTAATACTTTTGTTAATACATCTGGGGGTAACGATAGATACAATGATAGTGAAGAAAGTGCGGGTATTGAAGTTAGGCACGATGGTCAGATAAGATTTTTGACAGGCGGTACTGGTGCAGACCCAACAGCAAAAATGGTTATTGACTCCAACTCTGTTATCTCACTATCTAATAATGATAGTGGTGATAATAATACTGTTTTTGGGTATGGTAGTGGAGCAAATATTGATGCTAATAGTGATGAAAATGTTTTTGTTGGTCATCAAGTATCTGGTAATGGTACTAATAGCTCTTCTCTTTATAACGTAGGAATTGGTTTTAAATCTCTTTTTGATTTAACTGGTGGAGATGGTAAC